CACACTCTGTCAAGCCTATCGTTAACGTGTTTATTTACTTATAGTTGCAAGGAAGAGGGCGTATCCAGGTGAACATCGTTTTTCTAGCTCCTAACTCGTTTAATTTGTTGTATTTAGAGCCAATTTCAGCCATTCTGCACTGATTGGGTTACGTTCATAAACAAAGGGATAGTCGTTGCATTGTACAACTCTATAGTACACATATAGTACACGTTTGATTGGCCCCCTGGATAAAAGGTAGTTCCCTTCCCTTCCCCGTCTGAGCTATGTTCTGACCATGGCGTCCCACCGCTCCAAGCCTAAGCCCAAACCCACCGTCCACCGCCGCTCCTCCAAGATGACCGCCAAGCTCAAGCTCCAGCCCTCGCAACTCGCCGTAGCCTTCCGCCATCTCCAACCCGGCTGGAAGCACTACCTGGACTACGTCGATTCCGCCGCCCGTGAAGGCGACAAGGAGATGGCCCGCTTCCTCAACGCCTACCACTCCCTGACCCGTCACGAGCAGAACGCCATCATGCCTGAGCAACTCTGTGAACTGGCAGGCATCCAAACCGAAGTCCTCTTCGGCGCGGTCTGCGCCCAACTCTGGCGCAACTCCCGCATGGAAGCCAACCTGATCACCGCCGTGAACTTCCCCAAGGTAATTGAGCGTACGGCCAAGACCGCTCTTACCAAAGCGGGCGTCAAGGACCGGGAGATGTTCCACCGCGCCACGGGCTTCATCAAGACCCCAGTCGGCCCCTCCGTCGTGGTCAACAACAACCCCCAAACCGCCATCGTGGGCGGCGAGAACGGGGGCCAGATGCGGAGGGTCATTCTCCCCTCCATGGAAGAGGAAGCCCTGGACATGGAAGAGGCCATTACCGTCCCTGCCCTTCCCTCCCCCGCTCCCCCGGCTGTAGACTCTACACCCGGATCGGCGTAATTCATGTACCACCCTGATGTAGTCAACCGCAAACTCGATGCCGCCGTGCGTGGCGGAAAGCCCGCTCCCGAATACCATACCTGCGCCGAAGTGGCCCGCGCCAACCGCCACCTGGATGACACCCGCGAGTATGACCAGGAGACGGGCAAGGTCCGGGTTTTGCGAGAGTTTGAACCCGACGAGATTGCCTGGATGCGCAACGAGCGAATGTTGTGCCGCTTCGATTTCGACTACTTTGAGTCCCGCTACATCTGGATCAAAAACCCCCACGATCAGGTAGTCCAGTTCACCAACTGGGTGTCCCAGGCGATCTTTATGGACGTGATCCGCGAGATGGAGCTAGCTGAAATCGCCATCATGATCCAGCAACTCAAAGCCCGCCAACTGGGGATCTCGCGCAAGTGCTCTAACCTGATTCTGCACCGCACCATCTTCTTTCCGCACGTCAACGCCATCATTGGCTCCTCCACCCCGGCCAAGACCCTCAAGCTCCTCGACATGCTGGAATTCCCGCTGGACCGCCTTCCGTTTTGGCTGGTGCCTGAGGTCACGGCAAGGCGTAGGGATGGAGAGGGCGGGTTCCTCGAATTCGGGCGCATGGACACGGGCATCACCCTGCAACATGGTGCCCAAATGTCCGGTATCGCTCGTGGCTCTACGCCCACCATAGGCCACCTACGGAGATGGCGGAATTCGATCATGCGGAGTCCATCGTGGACGCTTCCCTGCTCCGCGCCATGCACGACCATCCGCGCACCATGCTGGTCTTAGAGGGAACCGGAGAGGGCTATAACTGGTGGTGGCGCAAATGGCAATCCGCCAAGGAGGGCTGGCCTGAGAAACGCTCCCGCCTGCGCCCCAACTTTCTACCCTGGTTCACCGGAACCGACCTTTACCCTACCCCGGCTTGGCTCCGTGCCCACCCCATCCCCGATCCCTATCTACCTGATCCCCGCATCATCGAGAACGCCCGCAAAGCCGCCGAATATGTGGAAGCCAGCGACCTCCTGCGCAAGCACATGGGGACTGGCTGGCGGATGAACCGGGAACAGCAATGGTTCTACGAGGTGGAGTATTTCCAGGCCAAGCGCGAAGACCGCCTGCACACCTTCCTGCAAGAAATGCCCGCCAACGATGACGAGGCATTCCAGACTTCCAACTACTCGGTCTTTGAAACCGACGTGATCAACGACCACCAGAACCGGGTGCGCAACCCGGTGGGGGTCTACGGCCTGATCGGGCCACCGGACGCAGTTCCCTACCGCCTGCAACCCCATGCATCCCTCATCGACGCTTCCCGCCCCATCATCCCCATAACCTGCTCCTGGAACCCGATGCGCCCGATCTCGTACCAACTCGTTCCCATCCGCTGGGACGGCTATTCCACCGATTCCGGCCTGGACAAAATCTATCTCTGGGAGCACCCGCAACCCGGCGAGACATACGGCCTGGGCGTGGACACCAGTTACGGCGTGGGCAAGGACCGCACCACCATCGAGATCATGCGCAAGGGCAACTCCTACCGCCCCGCCGCCCAGGTGGGCGAGTTCTCTAGCGACAAGATCAACGCCATGGACGCCACCCCCTTCTGCATGGCGCTGGGCACCTATTTCTCGGTCCCCACCATCAACAAGGAGGACGCCGATATCAACGGCATCAGCAGCCCCGACTTCACCCCCCAGTGCCGGGTGGCGATTGAATGCAAGGGCAACGGCGACCAGACCCAGCTACAGATGCGCTTCCGGGGCTGGAGCAACTTCCACCGCTGGCAGCGCATCGACAACAAGAAACTCGACCCCTCCCAGTTCAACAAGATCGGCGTCTACACCAATGAGTGGTTCCGCGCCGGGTTGATGGAGTGGATGATCAAAATGCTGCGCGATAACGAGTTAGAGATTGCTTCCCCCTACTTCATCTGGGAGATGCGCAAACTTGAATCCACTATGGAGAGGCAGAGGATTGCCGCCGCCGTTGGGGCGCATGATGACCGCTTCATGAGCATGGGCTTCATTATCGTATCTCTCTACCAGTGGGAGCGTGACCGCCCAGTCTCCTTGTCCCGTCCCCGCCCTGTAGCCCCTACATCCGCGCCCCGCTCCTACCGCGCCCTGCCGCGCAACATCCAGGAGTTGCCGTATGGAATCGAAGAACGATTGGGATGAAAAGGTCTTCCAGCATGACCGCATCCACTCCAGCGCCTATTCCCCCTCCCGCCGCACGCTTATCGTGCGCTTCGGACAAGGGAGAACCGAATACGAGTACCAAGTGCCGCCGGAAGTGTGGGACCAGTTCAAGGACAACCCGCACCCGCACTCGTTCATCCGGACCAAAATCCAGCCGAATTTCTTTGGGAGAAAAGTAGAATGAGCACCATCTGCAATCACTGCGGCGGCGAGATCGAGTTTGGCATGTTTCCCTTCTGCCCGCACGGCTACGCTCTGGGCCGCGAACCCCGCCAGTTCCAGCCCATCGTGGTGCATCGCAAAATCATGCCCGATGGCCAGTACTGCTACGAATACCCCGGCCAGTCCGATGACCCCATCCCTGCCGGGTACGAGAAGGTGGAACTCTCCACCCTGGCCCAGGCAGACCGCTTTGTGAAGGACCGCCAAGGGGAAGAGCAGGAACTTCGCCGTATGGCGATCCAGGGGGAAAGAGCATACTGGAATGAGCGTGTGCAAGAGCGGCGGGTGAAGGCGAGGGAGGAGTTACAGCGGCGTCTCGGCAAGAGCCATTCCTTGATCGGGGACCGCGTTGCCGCTCTCATCGACGCCCGCCGCGAGAAGAAGTTTCAGGATCTGGAGCGCAAGAGCGTCAACTTCCACAACCAAGCCCTCTCCTACGATTCCCGCAACCGCCCGGAGTATCACGAGGAAGGCAAGCGGAAAATTTCTGTGGTGGTGAACCGCTCTGACCGATAACCTGTTACCTGATGGATGCAAACTACTACCTGTGCCCCGCGCCCTTCGCCAATGCTCATACCAAGGCAGGCAATGCTGACTCGTATCTCGGCTGGGCCAAGGAGTGCATCCAGCAGGGCAACACCTACCTTCGTCTCCAGCCCGCATTCCCCTTCATCCAAGAGGGGCTGGACCTGATCAACGGCGATCTGCACAAGACCAAGGTGCAAACCCTCAGTGACGCCAAGACCGACCTAGTAGTCCGCAACATCAAGGAGCTTGTCGCTTCCATCTCCAACGTCCGGATCATCCCCTCTTTCAAAGCCGAAGCATCGGAATTCCAGGACGCCGGAACGCTCCTCAACAAAACCTACATCGCTTGGCAGACCATGACCTTTTCCGACCGCTCGATCCGCCGGGGCTGGCAGTACGCCCTATCCGGCGGCACCGGGTACCTGGGCATCCGCTGGGAGCCTAACCACTGGTCGAAGGGCAAGGGCGAGATCATCATGGACTCCTACGGCCCCCACGATGTCCTCCCCGTGGGCCTGCCGCGCTCCCACGATCTCCAGAAAGCCTACTGCGTGGCCGTTAAAGTCGAAACTCCCTGGCATGAGGTAGTCCGCCGCTATCCCCAATACCGCGACCTGATCCGTCCCTCCCGCGAGAACTCCAAGGGAAGGGCCGGGACCGTGGTTGCCCAAGCCGTCAAATTCGCGTCTGCGGCTTTGCGCAAGTTCGGCCCCGGCTCGACCCTGGACAACGAAGCGGCCCCGTGGCCCATGTGCGACGTGTACAACCTCTACATTGACGATGACTCAGTCAACAACACGGGCCAGCCCATCCTCATGGGGGAACCGGGCACCAGTTGGGAATACCTCGTGCCCTACATCGGCCAAGAGATCGTCCAGGCCCGCGACCCGATGACGGGCAAGCCCACCAGGATCTCTAAAGCCCTTCCCGCCGATTGCCTGCTTTACCCCAACCGCCGCAAGATCGTCTGCACCGACGATGTCGTTCTCACCCCCGACCCGACCCGCCAAGTCAACGAGTACTGGCATGGGCAAGTCCCTGTGGTGCAGCTTAGAGGGGATGACTGGCCATGGGGCTTCCTCGGCTTCCCCCTCACCCGGTGCGGCTCCTACCTGGAAAAGGCCAATATCGAGTTATTGCGCGGCATGGTGGACATGATGAATAACCGCCTGTCCCCCTCCCGTGCTTATGACCGCAATACCATGTCCCAAGCCCTCGCCCAGACGATCAACACGCGCATCCCTAACCAAGTCGTGGGCCTGGACTTCACCCTCGCCGGGGAACAGATGCGCCCGCTGCTTCCTCCTGAATACCTCAACGTCCCCCAGGTGATCCCCGAAGTGATGCAGCAGAATGAGCAACGCCTCACCCACCAGATGGGTGTAGTCGATGCCCAAGCCCTGGCCCGCGCCCGTCAACTACCATCCGGTGACTCGTTAGAGCATCTGATGGACCTGATGGGACCGCTGATCAAAGACCAGTCCCGCAACATGGAATTCTCGGTGACCCAGTTCGGCGGCATGTGGAAGTATTGCGTGTTCCAGTTCTATACCGCCAGCCGCATGATGGAGATGCACGGCCCCCAAGGTGTCCTGGAGGAAACCTTCCAGTTCCGCCCCGGCGACCTCCTCCCCGGCGAGATCCCCGGCACCACCCCGGAAACCCCGCAGCATGAACGCGCCAAGCGCCACGCTTCCAACTTCGTCTTTTCCATCGCGCCCTACTCGCTCCACGAACTCAACTCGATCTCGCGCAAGCTCTTCCACCTCCAACTCACGCGCTCCGGGTTCCCCATCGACTGGTGGACCCTTGCAGACGTGTTCGATCTGCGCAACTTCGGCAAGCCGCCCATGATCGATGACCCCGACGAACCCGGCACCAAGCGCGAGGCCAACACCATCTTTGAGAAGTGGCTGGCCCAGCAGGAAATCATGGCCCGCTTCCAGGCCGCGCAACAGCCCCCACCGGGCGCAGGCGGCGGTGCTCCCGCTACTCCCGGTCCAGGCGGCAGCGTAGCCAATCCGCACAAGCCCATGGGACGCCCGCCATCCGGTCAAAACCCCCCGGCCATGGAGGTAAAATCGGACGGTAGACCTATCATCCGGGAGAGCAAGCGATGACCACCAACGAGAGACTGTATGAAGCAGCCCTGGACGCCATCAAGGCGCTGTTTGGCGACACTACGGTTTCCAAAGAGGAAGCCAAGACCAACCTGGAATCCTTGAAAGATGAGATGGACATCCTCATCAGCACCCTGGAGGATGACTGATGCCTATTGACCCCAATGACCCGGTAGGCTCGGAGATGCGCAAGTTCAAATCCGGCTCCCTGCACTCAGGCTCCCCTTCCGGCCCCATCGTCCGTAACCGCCGCCAAGCCATCGCCATCGGCCTGTCCGAAAAACGCGCCCTGGCCAAGACCCCCAGGCCCAAGCGAGGCGGCAATGGCAAACGGTAACCGATCCCTGGTTGTGGTGGAGTCCCTCCCCGCCCCGCGTAGAGTCTACACGGAGGTGGAGATCTACTCCCACCACTCCCTGCTGGATCTGCTACTCCTCATCCTCTCTGAGAAACGCACAGGCTCCCTGACCATAAATTTCGCTGGCGGAAAGCCGGATGGAACGGCAGAATGGAAACGTCATATGCGCCAACCGCCAAACATCGAGGCTTAACATGTTTCCGCAAACCTCCAGCTATCGCACGCAGACCGTCGTGCTGACAACGATCAACACGCCCTATTCCCTTGCCGCTCTTTTGCTGGCCATTGATCCCAAGTTTCCTCTGGCAGGGCGGGAAGTGACCCTCTCTGTGGATAAGTTCGTTCCCGGAACCATACTATTCGGTGAAAGCAACCTCTCCAGCACCAATTGCGGCTATGCCCTCACCGAACTCTCTCCCCCGCGCACCTACCGCAGCGACAAATCCGACATCCCGCTGGGCATGATCTGGGTCATGGGATCAGCCGCCCTGATGATCGTGAATGTCGAAGTTGTCCAGTAACGCGAAAATTCTTCTTGACGTGTTTTCCGTCACGCCTATACCCTGCATGTAGGTTTCGGCGCTTATCTACCAAGGGATTCTCCGGGTTTTTGGGGGCTTTAACTAAAGAGGCGGCTGGCTCCTGATTCTTCCGATATGGGGATCAGGCGTCCATCCGCCTTTTTTTATTGGGGGTAGCCGGAATCGAAGGAGCACTGATGGGATCGTTAAACACGCCTTCCCCTGGCCCAGGAGGAGGAGGAGACTTCGGCCCCAGCCAGTTGGCTGGCCCCCCCGCTTCGGGACAAGATGGCCAGCCAGCCCAGCCTAACCAGGACATGTCCGGGTTACCGGGCAACAATATGGATTCCCAAGGGAATGCCCTGGCTGTGGTAGTCGAACAAGTCCGTGGGATGGAGCAGGGTCTTTTGTCCCTCTCCCAGCAGTTCCCCGCCGCCAATAACGAAGTGCGTCAGGCGGTGGATGCGATCAGGGCGGTGCTTCAGCGCATCGTATCGTCACCCCCGGCGGGGGCGGAGCCACCCTCTCCACAATCCCTGGCCTAGCAGTATTCGATAACCCGTTACACGACGGGCCGAAAGGAACCTTGAAATCATGGCTGTATCTAGAGAACAACTTGCCGAATACGTCGCGGAATTAGGACTCCCTGAGGAGCAAACCAAAACCCTGACGGACACGCTCCTCAGTAACGACAAGGCGGCTACCCAATTTGTCGGCCAGAGGCTGCGTCACGCGGATTACACCAAGAAGACCCAGGAGTTGAACCAGCACAAGCAGAGCATCGAGGCCCAGGCGACCCAGCAAATCACGGAGTACGCCACCCAGTTGTCCGCCGCCCAGAACAAGATCCAGGCCATTATGGGCGACATGGAAAAGGAATCGATCTCCGCCGCCACCGCCAACGCCCGTCTTCGCAAGGTGAAGGAAACCTATAACTTGTCCGACGATGATATCCCCGCTATCGAGGGGGTGGAAAAGCCCGCCGGAACCGCGCCGAATGCCCCCTCCACCGTGGACATCGACGCCAAGCTGAACGATTTCCGCAACTCCTTGATCAAGACCATCCGCGAAGATCTCATGGCAATGCCTAGAGTCTCGGCCATCCAGGCGGACATCTCCCAGGAGCACCAGGAGCTTACGGGCAAGCGCCTCACCAGGGCGGAGCACAACGAGCTTTTGGATCTGGCGACCAAGAACAAAATGCGGCTGGAGGATGCGTGGGAGCAGAAGTACGGTATTTCCGCCCTGCGCTCCTCCAAGTCCGACGAAGAGAAGAAGAAGAAGTGGCAGTCGGAATGGGAAGCGGAACAGCGGGCCAAGAACTCCAACGCCGCTATGGCTGGAGTCCGCCCCAATGATCCCAACCAGGAGAATTTCCAATCCCCAGTCCTCGGCAAGAAATTTCAAGAGAGTGTGGACCCGGCCCGCCCCGCCGCCGATAAGTCCCAACCATCCCAACCTGCGCAGCAACCGGGCCAGTCCGGTCCCAAGCTGACGGGAGCGGAGAGGGCGGCGGCGAAGTTCCTGGAACGGCGGAGCAACGGTATCCCGATGGGGGGCCAGCAGCCGCCAACACCCTGATATTAGGAGAGAAACATGGCCGATCCGATCCTTGATGAAATCAACATAACGACTCTCCCGGAGATTAACGATAGCGCCATCGAGGACAACTTCTTCCTCGGCAGCGTTCTCCAAGCGCACCTCCGGGCGAAATGCTTAGTCCCCTTCACCGGGGGCGCATTCAGCCGCAACGCCTTCTTGTACAACCCGCTCAACGGGTCCGCGTACCAGAAGGGCGTGGGCGGATTCAACCTCACCAAGCCGCAGACCCTCGGTGCCACGGTGTTCGATCCGCGCTACTACTGCGTGATGGTGATCGAGTACCTGGAGGATTTGGATGTCCTCAACACAGGCGATCTGAGCGTCTTCTCGCTCCTCGAAACTGACGTAGCAAACGCCTACCAGACCATCTCCGCCATCATGGCCCTCGATCTCCAGCAGAGCGGCCAGTCCGGGGTCCGCGCCGGGACCAACATGAACGGCTGGGTCGAAGCCTTCAACGACGGCATCGTCCCCGGCTGGGATGGCGTCATCTATAACACCTACGGCACCGCTGCTCGTAACGGCGCAGTCCGCAAGGCATTAAACGGTAACGTGTTCTGGTGCGGAGACTCCAACGGCAACGCCGGAACCATCTCCTACCCGGTCCTCAACGCCGCCTATAACCTCTGCCGTCGTGGCAAGGAAGAGCCTGACCTGATCGTAGGCAACAAGCCCGTGATCAGCTTCATCGAGAATCGCATCCAACCGATGCAACGCTTCGGCCAGGAAGCCGCCTCAACCCGTGACCCGTACTTTGGTGCCACCGGGTTCCGCTTCAAGAATGCCATCGTGATGCAGGACGATTACATGCCGTCCGCCAAGGGCTACCCCTACTCCGATCCGTCCAACGGCGGGCTGGGCAACAACCAGACGGGCACCTTCGTCTCCCCGGCCTCGGCCACTAACCCCAACAACTTCCCCAACGGCAAGACCTGCACGGTGGGTGAGGTTCTGTTGATCATCAACACCTCCCGGTTGCGGTTCCGCATTTCCAACAGCAAGGAATTCGGCTTTAACCCGACCGACTTTATCCGCACCCCGGACACCACCCGTGTGGCTTCGCAACTCAAAGCCGCCGTGAACCTGGAGTGTACGGCCCCGTGGACAAGCTGTCAGATGCTTGGGATCAACGGCTAACCGATTAACCCTCATTGAAAGGAGATAACGAATATGAGCCATGAACTCGGTGGAAACCAAGCCCCTCGCATCACTCAGCTTTACCTCAACAACGTCAACGACCCGGCTGCGGGCCAGTTGCTCTCGTCCCCTTCCGGCTCCATTGTCCAGCCCTACGGTGGACAGGTTGGCGGCAAGCTCACCCTCTCCGTCAAGGAAGCCAAGCAACTCTCCGACCCCAACACGGGCACGCTCTACGGCGGCGTCTATCAGTATGTCCAGTTTCTCGCGACCTCTACTGCCAGCACGAATCGCGGCCAGATGATGTTCTGGTTTGATCGTGACAACTTCATCGTCACTCCCGATGTGAACGTAGCCACCGCCAGCAAGATGGCTGGCATCGCTATCAACATCGTGGGCAAGGGCAACTACGGCTTCATCCAGGTTGGCGGCAAGGCTGGCGTCAGGATGCGTCTTGCCTTGACCAAGGCGGCGTTGGACGGCGATCTGGTGGTTCTCGACGGCACCCCCGGTCCTTTCGGGGATGTTCTTGCGGATGCCACCGCCTTGACCTCTCCCCTCGCCAAGACGATCATTGGCGTGGCGGATACGCCGCCGACCAACAACACGGTGTCCCCGGTGTTCCTCAACTTCATCGGTGGGTGGGCGTACTAACCAGTTGGCGGGGGGAAGGGGCCGACCTCTTCCCTCCCCTTGGAAAGGAATAAACTATGCCGAATCTAGCAGGATATCCATCGCCCCCCGGCAATCTGAACCAAGTGGTTGCTACCGTCCCCGGCCCATCGAACTACGCCACCGTGGTGGTGGGTAGCCCTCCCAGCGGCGGCTTTGTGGTCACCGCCCAACAGCTTGGACTCACCTCCATCCATTGGGCGGAGGGTGGCCTCTCCGACGATGGAGCCTTTGGACTCCAGGCCATCTTCGACAACAACCCGGCAACCGACGTGCAGCAGATCCGGTTTTTGGCGTACACCGTCAACACTGGTGCCCAGGTATCGGCGGTCACGAACCTCTCCGCCCGTACCTTCCGCGTCTATGCGTTTGGCTATTGATGTAGAGTCTACAGGAGACAAGGGATGGCTTTCCGCGATTACTGCTCCGAACTCGTTGGAACCATCCCTAACCTGCCCTATCCCCTCGCCCAGACCCTGGTGAACCGCGCCTGGAAGGATCTGCGCGACCTCCGCCTGTGGTCCTGGCTGGTGGACACCGATGACATCGTAACCCCCATGGTGATCAACGCCGGGACGGTTACCGTGTTCAACGGCTCCTTCACCGTGGCCTGTGACGCCACTGCCAGCGCGGCCCTCATGCCTTACATCTTCGGCAACCCCCCTCTGGCTTCCACTGTTCTCGGCCAAGGGCGGCAGATCCGCATCGGCCTGACCAGTTCATCCGGCCCCATCTTCAACATCGTGGGCGTGGACGCTACCGACCCCACCGCCCTCACGCTGGTGATTGACCGCCAGTACGCCAACGACAGCATCCTAAACGCGCCTTACCAAGTCTACCGATGCTATATCGCTCCTCCGGGAGACGATTTCCTGCAATACATCACCATCACTCACGTCCGCGCCGGGTACAACATCCGGGCCAAGAAGCTCTTCTACACGCAACACAGGCTCAACTCCATCGATCCGCAGCGGGGAGCACACGGCGATGCCTATGTGGTTTCCGCTTTCAAGAGCGACAGAGACGGGCGACCAGTGCATGAATGGTACCCTCATCCCACCAACTTCGGGGTATACTCCGCCGTCTACCGAAAGCGCGGGAAGGATCTTTCGGGCACTACCGACCTCCCGGTGACCTTTCCCAACTCCGTGCTGATGGCCCGGTCCTACCAGCACGCGGCGGACTGGGCAATCGCCAACGTGGGGCGCTATCCGCAACTCGGCCAGACCAACTGGGCCATGTTCCGCGAAGCCAAAGGCAGTCTCCTCAAGGAAGAGCTAGTCCAGGCCATCAAACAGGACGATGAGATCTCGCCGCTTCTCCCGATGCTCCAGGGATCTTACTCGGACTTCCCGCTGGGCGGCGAGTTTATGCAGGGGCACGATGTAAGCTCCCTGCTCGGAGGTTTGTAATGATCCATCTACGTGGCATGAAATCCGGCTTTGGCGCGGGGTCCAATCCCTTCCCCGCCGCCAACGCCCAGCCCTACTCGCTGAATACCGACAGCCCCGCCGAAGAGCGCGGCGAGACTACCCATATGACCAGCGGCAAACGCAAGCGTCCGGGTGGCAAGAAACGCTCCCTCTCCGCCCCGGACAAGACTCCCAAACTGAGCGACTCGATGGGGGCAGGCTCCCGCGCCGGGGAAAGCTCCCGGCTGTTCACCCCCAGCAGCACGCCCAAGCGCGGCTTCCCGCAAAAAAGATACTGACGATTCAACCCGTAACTGGTTATCATGCCGGGTGAAAGGAGATCTCTAACATGAGCAAGACCAAGACTTCCCATGGCGTCCGCAGCCCGATGCAGGGATGCACCCCTCCGATGAAGACGCCTTCGCTGGACGGTTCCGGCGGCGGCACGGTGATTCAGGGTTCCTCGCCCAAGAGCGCCCCGATCCAATCGCCGCTGAATGCCCCGGCGAAACCCAAAGACTAAGGTTGTCAGGGGGCTATGCCCTATACACACACCACCCTTAATGAGGCCATCGCCGCTCTGTCAATTCGTCTCGTGGACCCGGAGTTCCGCTACTGGTCTGGCGACGAGATGGGGCGGCGGATTGTCCAGGCCATGCGGATGTTCCAGTCCCTGACGAGCTTCTACACGCTGCGGACTTCCTTCGTACTCAATGCCGGGGATTCCATCGTGGATCTGCACGGCGTGATTGCCCCTCTCTTCGGTTTCACCATCACCGACCAGGACACCATCCGCCAAATCCAATACGCCCTCCTGGAGCCTCCCACGGGCAGTTCCTGGATGGGGAGCGAGCAATTCTCTTTTGCAATGGTGGTTAATGCGTTGCAACGACGTAGAAACCAGTTCCTGTACGACACGGGCATCGTCCTTCTGCATTCCCGCCAGGATGTCCCTCCCCAGCCCATCGGGAGAGTTCCCCTCCCCGAAGAGATTACGGCGGTCAAGCGGCTGGCCTGGGTAGACATTGACGGCCTGATTACCCCGCTCTTCCGCGATGACGAGTTCAGCGCCCAAGCCTACAACCCCGGCTGGCCGCAGGAGCCTGGACTGCCCCTGGTGTACTCCGCCGCCATCACGCCCCCGGTGAGTGTACAGCTAGTCCCCCCGCCGCTCGACAAGGGCGCGTTGGACATGATCACCATCCCCGCCGCCCCGGACCTCGATCCCACGAACGGCCCCGGCTTCCCGATGTCGGTCCCAGACGATCTGTGCTGGGCGGTGGAGTTTGGGGCTTTGGCGGATTTGTTGAGCGTGGATGGCCTTACCCATGATCCAGGCAGGGCTGCGTACTGCGAGGGGATTTACCGCATGGGTGTGGAGTTGGCCAAGAGCAACGCCTCGGTGCTGGCGGTGCAGATCAACGATGAGCCAGTCTTCACAGGATCGATCTACGAGATAGACACCTTCTCCCCGGACTGGCAGAATGTCCGCGACAAGCCTGAGTTCACCGGGTTGGCTGGGCGCAATATCCTGGCCTTCTCCCCTACCCCGGACATCGACTATGGGGTGAGCCTGGATCTGCTCCCCAACCTCCCCGTGCCGCATACCGGGGAGGACGTGCTCCAGATCGGGCTGGAGCATCTGGAAGGCGTGTTGGATATGGCCCAGCACCTCTGCGCCTTCAAGCAGGGCGGCGGCGAGTTCAACGAAACCCAGCCGCTGTTCAAAAATTTCCTTTCCCTTGCCCACCGCCAGAACGATAAACTCGCGGCAATGGTGTTCTACAAGGACGCAATGTATGCCCTACCTCAACTCCAGGAGAAGGAAGTCCCGGTTCTGGCTCCCCCAGCCGCGCCCGGTTCGCCCAGCGGGGGTGCCTGATGAAGCGGTGTAGATTCTACATCCTGCTTTGGGCGCAGGCGGCAATCTTCGGCCAAACCCCACCCAATACCCAAGCCATCGCTCCTGCCTCGATGAGCTTCTATTCCTATTCCCCGGTGGCTCCAGCCGTGGCCCCGCCGGGAAGCCAGTTCCTGATCACCTTCCCCGGACAAGCGTCGGGTTCGCAGATCACCCGCCCCGGATGCACCAACTACTCGCAGTTGAAATATGCCCACTATACGTATGACGGTACGTGGCATGGCCCCGTCACGGGTCCGGTGTATGGGTACTTCGCCAACTTCTACGCTTCCGCCAACCCGATTAACAACACCTCCGGGTTGAGCGGCAACATGGCCTTTGCCGGGTCCATCGCATCCAACAACGACACCATCAACCAAGTCTTCATTCAGTCCTACTACTGGAGCGCGGACGCCTGCTATGAGTATGGCCCTGAAGTCGGCTTCTACCGTCTCCTCCAAACGCCAGGGAACGCCGCCGAAGAGAGCACGGTGTACTTCTACTACTCGATGCACGCCAACTGCTATGGGGATTCCACCGCCGGAACCTGCCGCGACAAGGTCACCGGGGCATCGCTCCAGCCAACCACCATCTCTAAAGCCCTCACCGTCCCAGCCACCAACTCGCAGGGCGGCAAGAACTGGATCTACAGCGCCTATCTCACCAGCCCCACCAACTTCCGGGTCACCATTACCGACCCCTACAACGGCAATAACGCCGTCACGCCCGCCAACTATGCGGTAGACCCCAACGGCTTCTTCGGCCCCACCGCCGCCGCCATGTACAATCCTGGCCTAACTGGTTACCTGACCATCACCCAGCAGCGCAATTCTTCCCTTGGAGGGATCACTGATTCCATGCCTAATCCCCTGAAGATGACCATCATCGGGTTATCCCAGTTGCTGTATCTCAGCACGGTGACCCCACCCCCGGTGTTCTCTCAAACCAAGACCTACTCCCGCGCATTCGGCAACTGCGCGGACGGCAACAAGACTATCGTTACCGCTGGCGTGTCCTCCTCCGCCGCCACGCCCGTGATCCGCTCCTATCCCTCCTGCACGGTCACGGTGTATGTGCCTGGGACCACCACCCCGGCCACGATCTACTCCGATCCCACGGGCACGTCCAAGGCCAACCCGTTCACCGCCGACACCAGCGGGCGCTGGTTCTTCTACGCCAATAACGGCTCCTACGATATCCGGCTATCCGGCGGCGGCATCCCCACCCCCTTCACGCTGGGAGATGTCCCGTTGTTCACCACGGGTGCTTACTTCCCTCACGCGGTCCTGGCCTATGCGCAAAGCGGAGCGGCGGGGATTGTGGGGGCATACAACCCGGCAGGGACGTTCTACTCCTGGTTCACCACGGGCGTGACTACCAGCAACATGCTCTGGACCCTGCCCACCGCCGATAGCGCGGGGTGCTTGTCCTCCAATGGCTCCTTCGTTCTCAGCTTCGTCCCCTGTGGAACCAGCGGGGGTGGAGGAGGGACCGGGACACCCACTCCCCCCGGCGGGAACAACCAGACCATCCAGTTCAACAACGGCGGGGTCTTCGGAGGGGACGGTAACCTGTTATGGGATAAACTCACCCAGGTGATGTCGGTGTCCGGGGTGGCTGGCACTCCCGCGATCCGCGCCAACGGCGGCTATATTCTCGCCAACGGCGGTCTGGTCAGCAATGTGGGGAGTTGGCAGGGGATCAACTCCGACAAGGACGGCGCACTCCTGCGTGCATACCATGTAGCCCCTACATCAACGGTTGTTGGCACTGGTAAAGGCGGCTACATCAACTTCGCCCCGCTGGGGTACGCCAATTCCCCGGTTCCACTGGACGGGCTGGCTAGCTTCGGGCTGCACACCGGGCTGCTTTGGGTAGGTGGGATCAATCCCCTGCCCGCCGATACCACCTACTCGCTGAACACTAATCTGTATGTCAACGCCTCTGCCGGGTTCGCTACCGCCAATGGCATCTATAACTCGGTCCAGGCTCCCAATGGCGGGATGGCGGCAAGGAGCTTCACGGCGTCCGGGTATGTCCAGGTGGGTTCTTCCAACGGCCCTCCCACCGCCACCACCAATGACGCGATCCACGCCGGGGCGCTCTACTTCGACACGGCGGCGGGCACGTTCCAGGGCTATACCGGAGCGGGCTGGGTGCCTTTATCCGGCGGCGGAACCGGAGGAGGGGGAGGAACCACGCCCCCAGGCGGAGTCAGCACCAGCGTGCAGTTTAATTCCGGCGGGAGCTTCAGCGGGGACACCTTCTTCTTTTACTCCAGCGCCTCGCGCCTGCTCACGGTCAGTGCTCTCAATGCCAATAGCGCCGGGATTGCCGTAGTGAACGGCTACATGACGGCGGACAACGGCTATCTGAGCGGAGCCTGTATCCGCTACAACTGCTTCCAGGCCGCATCGTCCGTCACCGGGTCGCTGGTGGGCGGCATGGCTGCGCGTTCCTTCACGGCTACCCAGTACATCCAGGCCGGGAATAACCCTGGCCCTCCCAACACCAGCCTCTCGGACACCTTCCATGCCGGGGCCATGTTCTGGGACACCACGGGTGCCGGGGGCATGAAGGTCTACGACGGATCGGCCTGGGTGGCTCTGGGCGGGTCCGGGACGGCGACGGCGGGAGGTCCGGTAACCAGTGTCCAGTTTAATTCTGGCGGAGCACTAGGTGGGGATGCCTCGTTCTTCTGGGACACCGGGGCCAAGCTACTCACCATCGTAACCGCCGCCGACGTGAACCCAGGTCTGGCGGTTGGGCCGGGATACATGCAGGCGGATGGCGGCTATATCAGCGGGAGTTGCAACAGGTACAACTGCTTCCAGGCGGTGAATTCCCTTAACCAGTTACAGGGTGGAATGTACGCGAAATCCTTTACCGCTCTGAACTACATCCAGGCTGGCAATTACGCTGGTGCCCTTGCGTCTGGCCCGACGATGACCACCGCCGATGCGGCCCATGCGGGGGCCATGTCCTGGAGCACGACGGGGGCGTGCATGGCGGTATACAACGGCACGGCCTGGGTGTGCATTGGCGGCGGCGGAGGGAGCGGCACACCGGGGGGAGCCAACACCAATATCCAGTTCAATAACAGCGGGGCGTTTGGCGGATCTGCCAACCTCACCTGGAATAACAGCCTTGCCCAGTTGGTCATTACGGGGATCGGCGGCTCCACCGACACCCAGAACTCCGGGGCCAATTACGTGAACTCCCTGGCGGGAGGAGTTACTAACAAGACGATCTGGGCAGTGGCCAAGGATGCTAATGGGTTCGGGCTGTTCCGGCTTTCCGATGGCACGGGCACGGGAGGATTTGACGGCAACGGCGCATGGGTCTATGCCACCGCGAGTAATGGCTTTGTGTATGCTCAGGCATTTAAGGCCGGGACCAGCGCCACCACCGGGATCACGTTCACCAACAACAATTCCAGCTTCCAGGTGGATGCGGCGGGCAACATGTCCGCCACCGGGGTGGTTGCGCTCACCGGGGGCAGTAGCGGGTTCAACGTCACTGCTAATAATGCGGCCAACACGGTCCAGACCACCGGGGGAATGAATACGGGCGCTGGCGGATCGGGGGCTGGCGGGTACTCGGTAAATGGCACTGTTGTCATTGATAGCACCGGAACATTCATAGGCAAGGTTTCGACATCGGATCTCGCCGTCACTGGCAAACTGCTGAACTCGATCCGGGTGAATGGCGGCGTCAACGCATCCGACGATGGCACGGCGGTGGGCGGATATTATGTCCACGGCACCCAGGTGATCAATTCGAGTGGGATGTGGATCGGCGGAGCGGTGCAGTCAACCGGACTCATCTCTGGAACATCCCTCAGTATCAGCGGCACGGCCCTCTTCTCCGGGGCAACCTCGTCCACCACCGGGTTTACAGGTAACGGGGGGTCCAGCGTGTTTGAGATCCTCTCCAACACCGCCCTGGATTCGATCCGGACGGTGGGCGGCGTCAATGTGTCCAGTGGTGGCGATGGCAACGCCGGGTATTTTGTCCATGGCAGCAAGGTGATCAATGCCAGCGGCGGGTTTGTCGGCTCAACGGTGCAGGCCACCGGGCTGATCTCCGGACCCAGCCTGTCGATTACCGATACGGGCAGCACCGCGATCTTTGCTGGCCCGGTGATTGCCCAGTCCAGCATGAACGTCACTGGGAACACCAGCATGATCGGCACTCTCGCCTTGACAGGCACGGGCTTAAATGGCTACATCACCCAGTACCGGGGAATCCCCACTGTGGGATATGGGGTTGCCCCGATGTACTACAACTACTCGGTCACGGGGAACACGGCTTCCACGGGCGTTGCCCAGGTGGTGATCAACGGGGCCGCTCCCGTGGGTGGCTGGTACCGGGCTAGTGTCACGATGACGTGCCACAACACTGGGGGAACGCCAAACGGAGTTGCAACCCTATTTTTTGGGACAGTGGACGGGCTTTACGCCGCATACCCAGGCGTAAATCTCAACTGCAATGCTGGGCCATACGTGAACAGCGGGGTTCTGACGATATATACGGATGGAACAACCAGTGCGGGGTGTAATGGTATGTGCTGGAATGTTTCCGCCAGCAGTTTCAGCAATGCTACTTATCAGCTTGGCGTGTTTGTTGAAAGGTTGAGGTAAACAAGAAAGGATGATCCATATGAAAGATATTAATCTCAAAGGCTTGGCGTTGATCGTGGCGGCGGTAATGCTGTTCATCTTCGCGGCGGGCTGGGTGCGGAATGTAAGGGCGCAGGACAAAACCGCCGGGATTCTCAACGAACTGGAGAAGAACGTCCTGCTCAGAACCGATGCGCAACTCCAGCTTCTCCAGCAGAAGTTCCAGAAGGAAGCCCAGCCCATCGTGGACGAGCAGACCGCCCTCCTCAAGAAGAAATGCGAAGAGGTCAAGGCCACCCCCGGCAAGGACTGTGAAGTCAACATCCAGGCCGGGATTGTGAAGAAGCAAGCCCCCTCCACCGCCCCGGCGGCGAAACCGACCAACTAAATGCAACGCCCTCCCTTCAAATTCATCTGCAAGGGCATCTCCCTCGCCAACCCGGTGGATCTCATGCCGCCGGGGTTCTACCCGGTCCTGATGAACGTCCGGGTGAATGCCAATGGCGAGATCGACTGCCGCCAAGGCGTGGAGCAGATCCTCAAGACAGGAGGGGGGACTCCGGTACACTCGCTGCGCCGGATGAACAACAGTGTAGACTCTACATCGATCCGGCTTTCGGGAACGGGCGGTGACTTGTTTCTGGATAATTCGGTGGTTGACTCGGGGTATTCGGGCAACCCGCTCTCCATCCTGCCCTTCCGCCCTAACCGCTCCCCTTCCCCCTACGCCTACATCGGGGACGCCAACCGGATGCGCAAGATCGACATGGCCGGGAATGCCTGGGGGGTTGGGATACTTCCCTGCCCCACTGCCCCGGTGGTGGAGTTGGACGCGCCCAATTTCGAGTTTGTCGATCTGCTCAATAACTCGTTAAGCTGGACTCCCTCCGGTACCGCCGCTGCCCCGACCAGCGAAAGCCGTCTGGCTACCACCATCGCCCAGATCCTGTTTGACCGGGGCACCAACCGCTGGGCCTGCGTGGTCCCGGACTCGGCGGACTTCAACCTCCAGGTGGGGACGTGGGTGAAGGTCAACCCGGTATCGGACGTGGGCGGCGAGGATGCGATTGTGGCGGAGGTGCATAGGCCCATTACGGACACCATCGTCCAAGGTATTCTCTACGAGGAGGGAGACACCGGGTACTGCTCCATCGTGCTCAAGGACTCCTCCCCCAACCTCGCGCCCAATTCCGTGATCACCGTGGGAGGAGAATACGTCCGGGTAATCGATGTCTATCAGGGCCAGCGTGGGGCCAGCATCCGCTGCTTCACCCTGCTGCACCATCTCAACGGGGAGCTAATCAAGGGCACCACCAGCTTCCGCGCCTTCCTCACCCTGCCGCATAGCGCCGGGGATAATTTGACCGCTGAGAGCCTGAAGTTCACCGCAGGACTGGGCATCGGCATGATTGCCAAGCCCGTGACCCTCAAGCTGGATGTGATCACGCCCTACGTAGAAGCCGGAATTGGGGGCCGTCCGCTTGACAAGGATGACTACATCCACATTTCCATGAAGCTGGACAACCCCACCAACCTGCTTGAGGCGCGAGTTGTTTTTGATATCGGGGACGGCTCCTTCCTCCACGACTACTACTACAAGATCTTCTCTGCCGCCGACCTGCAAGTGACCACCGACATCATCACTGATGACACCGAAAGCGCCCAGGCGAGATGGACGGAATTGAAATTCAAAGTCAGTGAATTAATTCGTGCTGGTTCAGATAAAACCAAGTCGTTTGCAACGGTTGCCGCCATCGGAATCTACATCAACGCCCTGGCTCCCATCGAGGCTACCGTGAGCAGTTGGTGGGTGGGCGGGACGTTTGGGCTGGACTCGACGCCTGCCGATGCCCCTGTGCAGTACGCCACAAGGTACCGGGACTCCCGCACCGGGGCCAGAAGCAACCCCTCCCCCGCCACGCGCACCGGGGTTGTGCCTCAACGTGACCAAGCAGTCATCAAGGTACTGGCGTCCGATGATCCCCAGGTGGACAACATTGACCTGTTGCGCTTCGGCGGCGGGCTGAACGTGTGGGTGGTGGTTGGGGCACATCCCAATATTGACCAGACCATCCAAGACTCCCTCCCTACCCTCTACATCCAGTCCAACGAGGTGGTGGAGTTCGACAATTACCCGCCCTTCCCGATCTCCGATCTGCCACATAACTCGTCAGGGGATGTTTGCGGGACCATCGTGCAGTGGACCGGAGGGGACAAGTTCGATACCCGCTGGGTGCCGGGGAGCGTGGTCTTTGTCGATGGGGTGGCGTGTACGCTCTATGGTTCCCCGCCCTCCGATACCATGCTCAACCTGGAGCAATCGGCGGGCAGTGGGACGGATCTGCCGTTGCAGTTACCGGAGCCTACGCTTGCCGGGGTTCCCCTCCCGGCGATGTGGCAGTTCGGCGGGCAGGGCATAGGGACGTTTATGTTCGGGGTAGGAGATCCCTACAATCCCGGATTTCTAAGATGGACGAAGGGCAACGACCCGGACGCCGCCAGCGACAAGGGCAACCTGGAGGTCACCTCGCCGTCTGAACCCCTCATGAATGGCTGCGAGTATGACGGCAGGGCGTTTGTCTTCTCCACGGAGCGGCTGTTCGCGCTCTTCCCCAACTTCGCTGCGGCCACACCCGGCACCAACCAGTTCACCGCCAGCGTGGTGGTGAGTAGCGCAGGGCTGTATTCCAGGTTTGCGTTCTGCGTGACCCCGTTCGGTATCGCCTGGGTGGGCAAGGATGGGATTTATCTATTCAGCGGAAGCCCCACGCCCAAGAACCTGACCAATGACACCCTCTACCCGCTGTTCCTCCATGGAGGGGTGGACTCGATCCCGGTCAACGGCTACTACCCGGTGGACTACGCCAAGGCGCTGCGCCTGTCCTTTGCCGATAACAGCCTGTTCTTCACCTACACCGACACCCAAGGCACCGTCTGTTGCCTGCGCTTCGACTTCTCGCTGGCGGGCTGGTTCCCTTACTCCTACACTCCCGCCGCCAGCGTCTTCTACCAGGAGGAAGGCGACCATGTCAACTCGGCGCTGATGGGCGCGGTAGACGGGAATGTGTATCAGTTCGACCGCACCAGGGTGGATCACTCCGCCTTCTTCGGCCCGGTGGTGATCGCCTGCCATCTGCGCACCTCCTCCCAGGATCTGGGGGATTCCAGGGGCATGAAGTACTTCATCGATACGCTTGTAGACTCTACAGGAACCTACACCGCCACCCACGGGTTTGATAATCATTCCATAACTGGTGCCCCGATAGTTATCCAGTCGATCACGCGCACCCAGCATATCCTCCCGGTTGCGTTGCTCGACCAGGACAGGCTGGGCTTGTATAGGAACATCTCGCTCGACCTCACCTGGACCGGGTCCGACTACCAGCGCCTTTATGAGTTCCAGCCCGATGCGGTTGTCCAGCCCATGCTTGTGTCCGGACTGGTTACCCAATACACCGACCACGGCTACCCCGGCTTCTCCCACATCAAAGAGGCTTGGCTGGGCGTGATCTCTACAGCGGACGTGTACTTCAGCGTCTGGGTGGACGGGGTGGAGTATCGGTGGGTGTTGCCCAACACGCAGGGGCGGCTGACCAAGACCAAGCTCCTGCTCGGCCCGATCAAGGGCAAGATGTTCCTCTACCGGGCCTCTTCGGAAGTGCCCTTCATTCCCTTCCCCCAGGACATGAGCATCCTGGTGAAGCCGTGGGGCGTGGAAGACAAGTTCGCCCCCTTCCGCCCGTTCCAAACCCTGCTGGCAAGCGCGGCCTGATATGGAGCAGCCCAACCTCACCGGGGAAGTTCAGCAGAAGACCGGGCAGACCATCTTCCGGATCGTTGCGGAACTCCAGGCTTTGGGCCAGCGGGTAGACAAGTTCGGGACATTGTTGACTTCCGGAAAGGCCGGGGGAACCGGGAAAGACGGCAAGGATGGCAAGGACGGGAAGGATGGAAAGGATGGCCCACCGGGACCGCCCGGAACCGCCTCTGCCGGGGGCGTCCTGGGCCAGTTGCAGATCCATGGGACTGGTGGGGTATTGGCAGGGGGAGATCTCACCGGGGATGTCACCACCGCAACCGGGACCGTAACCACCTTATCCACGGTCAACTCCACGCCGGGGACGTATGGGGACTCCACCCATGTGGCCAGGGTTGCGGTGGACGCCAAGGGCCGGGTAACGGCGGTGAGCGCGGTGAGTATTGACTTCGCTGGTGCGGGAGGGGTTCCGGCGACCCGGCAGGTTATCGCGGGCGCGGGCCTGGGTGGTGGCGGTCCCCTGTCGGCGGATGTCACGTTGACCGCGAATGTCAAGACCGTGTTCGGTCGAACGGGTGATGTGGTACTGAACACGAGCGATATTACAGGGGCGGGCGGCGTCCCCGCGACCCGCAAGGTATCCACGGGAACGGGATTGACGGGCGGCGGCAATCTCATGTTTGACCTGACGCTGGCGGTTGCCAATGACACGACCAACCAACGCGCCAATTACGCCAAGGACGGAGTGTTCGTTGGGTCCAGGCAAGCCCTTAATGTAATTACTGGGGCCAACGTCACGCTCACAATGACCGATGATGTGGCAAATAACCGCGTCAATCTTACCATTGCCGCTGCGGCATCAGGCGGCGGCGGCAGTCAGACACCGTGGACTAGCAATATCGATGCGGCGACTTTTAACCTAAGCAACTTAGGGTATCTGGGCATCAATGCAGCGGCGAATGCAGCGGCGAGAATTTATACCAACCTGGGCACTCTGTCAGGGACGGCGGGAGCGGCACTGATATCGACGCTGGCCTATGGAGGATCGGCCAACTACGACGAATTGACCACCTCCCTCGTCCGCAATACTGCTGGCACCGACTGGACGAACGCAGGCTGGAGAATCGCCCGCAAGGTGGACTCCAGCGCCATCTCATCCATCGACTTTGGATACGTCCAACTTGGCGTCAACGTACAAGGTACGCGGGTAGCAACGGTTACGGCTACCGGACTTGGCATTGGCACCGCCGCGCCCAGCGTTCCGCTATCTCTGGGAGGTGCTATCGGTGATAAGTTAGCGGTTTACGATGCTGGCATTGGGCAGAGTTATGGGTTCGGAATTCAGTCATACCAGTTTCAGATGTATGGAGTGAACAACCCTGCATCCCGTATATCCATCGGTTTTGGATCTAGCTCATCCTTCACCGAAACGTTCACCGTGAAGGCGAACAATTGCGTCGGCATCAACGTCACAAATCCTGCGGATGTATTCGTTGTTCAAGGTCTTGCGGGTAATTCCTACGGCCAGATCCGTATGGTGTATGGCAACTACGGGGTGTTTTTCCGCAACGATGGGGCGTCGTTCTACCTCATGGTGACTGCCAGCGGCGACCCTTACGGGACATGGAGTTCAGTAGTGCCGTGGTCCTTCGACCTCGCGTCAAAGGCCATGAGCATGACCGCCTTGACCGTGAATGGAGCCACCTATGTTAACGGTGGTCTGGATTCCCCTCTGCACTTCGTCACATCGAGCAATAACGCGGCTTCCGTCTACTATGCTGCCGCCATCGAGGTGCGCGAAACCAACCGGGTCACCAATACGCAGAACGGCCTTCCGTATGCGCCAAGGATTGCCTTTCATTGGGCTTCAACAACCGCTGCCCAGATCGGGATGGATGCCGCTGGCCAGATTCGCACCTTCGACAATCCCGGTACGGGTTACGCGCCATTCGCCTGCGCGGGGCTGAACGCGAATGGGAATATCACCGCATCGGGAACCATCTCTTTTAACACCGCGCTGTATGGCAACGGGAAAGCCATTCTGGAAACCAGCGACGGTGCGTACGTCCGACTCAATCAGAACGCCCAGTTCGGCAACGGCGTCTGGTTTGGTCAATCCTTTGTCGGAATGGGCCAGGGCTATCTATCCATCGGTTCCGTTGGCGGCAGTGGCAGTATCAACATCTCCGCGACTTCGGCGGATGCAACCCTCCGTGTTGCCATTGACGGCAACGCGAATGGAAATTGTTATTTCAACACCGGGGGCAAGCTCGGCGTAAACAACAATGCGCCCTCTTCGTTCATCACCGTGCTTGCCTCTCCCGGCTCACTGGACTACAACAACCAGCAAATCGCCATAGGAGAGAGTGGCAACAATCCGCAGTACCGCATGACGCAGAGTTACATCATTCTCAACGGTGCTTGGATGAGCGTGATCCAATCCTGGGCTGGCGGTGTGGGGAACTACCTGATATTGAATCCGCGTGGGGGGCAGGTATCTATCGGTGCCTCACAGCCGCAAGGAGCGACCCTCTCCATCACTCCTCAAACGAACGCGACCAGCGTGGCAACAGCCAAGATGTTCACCATCGGGGAGCAGACCAACTCGCCGGGGTATTACATGGCAATGGGCATGTTCCATGACGGCACGAACTGGAACGGCTCCCTTCAAATGTATGATGGCGGCAGTCCCGGCAGGCTCTTACTCAATGGTGTAGGCGGCGGAGTCCGCATCGGATCAGCAGCAAGCCCAAACTACGCCCTCGACGTGACAGGTGACGTAAATGTGTCGGGCACGTTCCGCGTGAACGGCAGTCCGATCTCGGGCGGTGGCATCAGCACCCAGAATGTGGTTACCGGGTCACGCGCCTTAGCCACGGCATACCAAAATGTAAACGGTAAGCCGATGTTCGTTGCAGTGACCATCACGGTTCCAGGCGGAGTTGCCGGGGCGACAGGCGGGCTATTCTGCCAAGTGGACGCCGCCAACCCGCCCACCAACACCACCGCGCAGAGCTTGGTCCCCTCGGCGGTGGGAGCGGTCAACGGGACTTCCTACGCGCATATTGGCTTTTGGGTGTTGCCGAATCACTGGTACAAGGTCTTCGGCGCTTCTTCCGGGACGGCTGGCCTTACCATCAGCTTGTCCCTTTGGATCGAATGGTTTTAACAGGAGAACAAACGATGGCTTTAACTTACGATCAATCCGCAGCACTGATGAACGACCTCGCATTCCGGGGCCGGATCAAAGTGTCCTGCCTACGCTACGCCGATAGCATCATGATCGAGGCGACCAGCACCCCGGCGCACAACACCAGGGAGCGGTGGGCGCTCAACACAATGCAAAACCCGGACATGGTGGCGCAACAGATCCAGCCCCCCACCGTGATGGATGCGGCGGTCCAGGAAGCGGGGTCTGCGATTCTGGATTCTGCGCTCCAGGCTAGTGTGGAGACTGTGGTAAACAAACTGTTGTAAAGGATGCCTATGCGAATCTCTCTAGATCATCAGCAACGCCTGAACTTAATCGCCCTGATTGGCACGCAGCGCGGCACGGTAGCGGACATCCGGACGCTCTGGAAGCTCCAGGACCGGATGGAGTTGAGCGAGGAGGAGAAGCGGGAGATCAACTATCAGGTGATTGCCCAGGATGGAGCGGAAGCAGTCCGCTGGGATCTGGGCAAGAGCCTGCCGCCCGTGGAGGTGGAGCTTTCTACCGCTGAATCCCAGCGCCTGCGCAAGATCGTGGAGGAGTACCCCAATTTCCAGCTTGGCGACAGGAAATGGATCGAGTCTTTGCTTGACCAGTTAGAGGTTGAATCCCCCGCCCCCACGGAAATGGTTGCACAAAAGCACGGCTGAGTAGGACTATCAATCGAGAAGGTTAACCAGTTATGGATGAATGGACCCGGAACCAGATCGCGGGCACGGGGATTGGGATGGCGGTGGGCGGTCCCATCGGTGCCCTTGCCGGGTGGGGGATCAGCAGGGCTTTGCCGCATACAGACCCCAGCAGTTTCACGGGCGGTGGTGGTACCTACACGCCTGGGGGGCTGGCACCGGAAGGGATAGGCGGCACCCAGGACTCCCTCACCCAGGCCACCCGTGCCCTATCCAATTACACGGGACAAGCAGGCCAGGACTTGCTCAAGCGCGGCAGTGCCGTGACGGAATTGGGGCTGGACCGGGAAAAGGCCGGGGAAGACCAGATGGCCCCGGTCATGGACTACTTCCGCAAGCTGATGAGTGGGGACAGGTCAGAGGTTGCCAGTGCGATGCAGCCTGAGACAGACCAGATTGCCAATCAGTTCGGCCAGATCCGGCAGATGTTCAGCCAGACTGGATCGAGAGGTGGCGGGTCCACGTCTACTATGGCGGCGTCTCCTTATGAGCAGACCCGGCAGACGGCGGAGTTGACTGCTAAAGCCCGTAGAGGGGCGGCGGAACCGCTGGGTACATTGGCGACGGAGAAGGCCAAGCTGGGACTGGGCACGGCTGGGATCGGGTTGACCCAGGAGGGAGTGGGGAGTGGATTAGAGGGGTTGACGCAACAGACCCTGATGGCGCGGAGGGGGCAGAACATGACTGCCGATACGGCCAACAGGCAGATGGTTGCGCAGGGACTGAACAACGTGTTTACGCAGTTGGTGTAGAGCCTACACGAGGAGCAAGCCATGGGAATGTTAAGGGATCTGATTGAGCGCAGGCACACGGACCAGCGGGACCAGATGTTCCGCCAGTACGATACCTACAAGGGCATCCTCATGGACCCCCGTGGCGTGGAAGCGGGCGGGTTTAGCGACGAGCAGAAGAAGGATGCGTTGGACCGGATGGTGGATATGGCATCGCCGTCCAAGCAGCACGCTCAGGCGGTTAAGCCTGTGTTCCAGCATTTGCTGGGGCTGGCGGGTAAGGTTGCACTGGGTGGTGGTGGTGGTGGGAGTCAAGCCCCAAGGCAACCCATGGGTCCGCCGGAAGCAAGAGCGCCGATGGGTCCGCCCCAGGCTCCGGTGGGTCCGGGAGCGTTGGCGGTGAATGCCGATGGTTCACCTAATGCCGGGGCTGTAGCTCCCACTACCACGGGTTCGGTGAGCGGGGATACCACCGCCGCCGCTGCTCCTGCCGCTCCGACTGGAGACGATGCAGGAGCGTTTGTACCTCAGTCCGGGCCTGCCGCTATGCCCACCGCGCAGCCCCAATACCAGCCCGTGGAGTCCAGGGTTGATCCTGCCTCGGTCTACAACCTCCCCGGCATTACGCCGCCCCACCCCGGCCCACCCGGCACGGAAGGCACGGCGCAGTTCTCCCCGCAGACATTGGTGGACGGGTACAGCCCAGAACAGGAGGGTCAGGGCTTTCAGCCCTCCTTTCGGGGGGTACAAGGGGTGGGGAGGGCAGAACTGGGGTCAAAAGCTGATGTAGAGCCTACACCGACCCCTGCTACCAAAGCGGTGGCGAAGGTTGCGCAGGCTCCCACTCCCACACCTACAGCTACACCAGCGCCAGCAGCAGCAGCGGCGGCTCCGGGAAGGACGGACGGCAGGACTGGCATACGCGCATTCCCCACCTTTGATGAGCGGCTGCAACGCGCCAGAGCCATCGCGGAGTTCAACGTCAAGATGGAGGGGGAGAGGATGGTGGGGCTGTTGCCTTACCAGCAACAGGTTGCCAAGGCCCAGATCATGGCGCAGGTGCAACGCTACGAGCAAATACTGACGGAGCATCCCGATATTGGTCCTGCCTATGCCGCTGTCGCGGCTGGGTTAAAGGTTCCGTCTGGGGCATTCAACCCACGTGCCGTCAACACCAACCAGATGGTTGAGGATGTAGATGCGGCTGGCAACAAGACATACGCGATCAACACCACAACCGGGGCGCATGTTCCCGTCAAGGGCACCCCCGTAGTCAAGCCAACCGCCAAGACCGTATCCACGACGGAGGAAGCCCGGAACGATCAACTGGCGTCCTACGCCGATGAGCTTAACGCGGAGCACCAGGGCGACCCTAACTGGAAACCGCTTACCAAGGAAACTCTCACGGCTACCCAGCGGGTGGATGCCGTCCGCCGCGCAGCGGGGCAACTGAAACAGATCTCAGACGCCCTCAAGGACGCCCACCCGGACTGGACCCCGGCGCAGATCCGCAAAGCAGCGGGGGACCAGATCATCAAGAACCAAGCACAGAGTAACAAGTTAGGGAGCCTGAAGATCGATGTAATGGGCAACACTCTCTCCACCGCCCAAAACAAAGTCAAGGACGCGCAGAGTGTGGCCGAAGGGATCATGGCGGGCAATGACATCCCCACCCTGACGGGCCTATCCAGGGATCAGGCTGGACAGGTGAGGGCGATTCTGGACCGCAATAAATACGACTTCGTCAATGCCAGCAAGGACTGGGAGACGATGAAGTCTCACATCCGCACCATGAACGGCCCCGCCATCCAGAAACAGGTGCAGGCGATCAAGACCGTGGAGGGAACCATTCCACTGGTGCGGCAGGCATACGCGGACTGGCAGAACAGCGCCTTGCCCAGCGGGTACTCGGACTACAACAAGGCCGCGCTCAATGCCGCCGCGAGACTGGAAGGGCAGGCTGGCGTGGCGGCGAGGGAATTGATTCGCCAAGTGGGCGACTTCTCGGCGGAGTTGGGCAGTGTGTACATGCAAGGTAACTCCAACACCGATCACTCCCTCGATCTCGCCAAGCAGAATCTGGCGGCGGAGTGGAACGCGGAGCAGTTTGAAACCGCCTTGCAGAACGTGGAGAAGTTTACCAACATCCGCTTGAATTCCATTTTTCATTCCGGCGTGGTGCAGCCTGGGCAGAACAGATATGACCGGGAGTGGGCGTTGGACCCCTCGGTTATGGCCCAGAAAGGATCGGATGGAAGGCCAGCGGGAGCGGGGGCAGGAGGGGGAGCTACCAAGCCGCAAGGGGAAAGCATTGGCGGTAAGAGCATGGGAGGATACCAGTACACG